CGGTCAAGGAAGGCGGTCATGGCCAGCGAGAGGAAGAAGAGTCGCGGGCCATCCATCCGACTCGGCCCGGTTCTCTCCCGTGAAGAGAAGAAGTGAGGTCCCATGGCGAATGTACTCACTGATAGCCAACTGAATGATCTCTACCGAGCTGGGATCGTTCGCAACCACACATTTGCCTTGCGAATGATTTTTCAGGCCGGGCAGGTGGTCGGGGGCACCCCGTTCAGCGAAGGCGAGGAGTTTCTGACTGTACCGGACGCCGGTCCGGAGGCTCCAGTTCCCGTCGTTGCGGAAGTCGCACCACGACAAGGCCCCGTCGCACATCATCAACACACTGATCATGGTCCCGTCGCGCATCATCAACACACTGATCGTACACGCAAAGGAAAGTAGGTCATGGTTTACAGTCCGTCTGACAAGTCCGAACACTACAAGAAGCCCGCCGTCGATCCACGACAGAGGAAGCCGACGAAGCACCTGCCGGTCGCGAGCAAGCGCAAGGGCTCCGCCAAGGGCGGGCGCAAAGGCTTTCTCAAGAACATGGGCGGGATGAAGCTGGGGAAAGACGACAATTGATCGCTGAGATCCTCAGTCGTTGGCTCTTTCCGGTGAAGCCGGAAGACGTCGAGCCCTACGCCGTCGACTGGATTTTCTCTCCTGACGAGGACAACGACGAGGAGAGCGAGACCGGGTTCAACGATCCCAGTGGATGGGAGCCCGGTGACCAGGACGAGGATGAAGAGGACGAGTGATGCCCTGGCAACCTGGTGACGCCAAGCGTCACACCAAGAAAGCCACGAGCGCAAAGAAGCAACGCCAATGGGCTCATGTTGCCGACAAAGCCCTCTCACGAGGGTCGTCGGAGGCGAGTGCCATTCGGCAAGCCAATGCGGTCGTGGCGAGGAAAAAGCGGAAATAGATATGGCAGGAGCACCCAAGGGGAATCAGAACCGACGTAAGGACCGGCTTCTTCAGGCCGCGTTTCGTCGGGAGCTGACACAGAACCCTGAAGACGCATTGCTGATTGCGCAGGCCGCGATTGCGAAGGCCAAAGAGGGGGACATGCAGGCCGCCACGTTCGTGCGTGACACCTGCGATGGCAAACCGGATCACAGGATCGACATTGGCACCGACATTGCCGAAGAACTGGCGGTGATGACCAACGATGAACTCCGAGCAGCCGTCATGGGAAGAATGGCCCCATTTTTGCGACCGGCTCTCCGCAGCCTGGCTCGAAACGGAGAGGATGGGACCGGAGGCGATCAGAGAGCTAATTAAGGTCGATCGGTACTACCTTCTCGTCAAGATCCTCAAGCGCAAGGATCTGCTGCATCCCTGGCTGTATGCGCGCTGCCGTGAAGTCGAGGCCGCGCCAGATGGGTACATCGACATCTGGGCACGCGAGCACTACAAGTCATCGATTGTCACCTACGGAGGGGTGATCCAAGAGGTGTTGAGGGATCCCGAGATCACCATTGGGATCTTCTCGCACGTCAAACCGATTGCGAAAGCGTTCCTGGCGCAGATCAAACGCGAGTTTGAGGCGAACGAGCCGCTGCGCCATTTGTTCCCCGAGATCTTCTACGAGGACCCGCAGCGCCAGTCGCCATCCTGGTCGCTGGACAACGGGATCATCGTCAAGCGCGAGGGGAACCCGAAAGAGGCGACGATCGAGGCCCACGGCCTGGTCGACGGGCAGCCGACTGCCAAGCACTTCAAGCTCCTGGTGTACGACGACGTCGTCACACAGGAGTCGGTGAGTACGCCGGACCAGATCGCGAAGACCACGGAAGCGTGGTCGCTTTCGGACAACTTGGGCAGCATCGGGGGTCGGAAGTGGCACTTGGGAACGCGGTACCACTTCGCCGACACCTACTCCGAGATCATCAAACGCGGCGCGGCTACGCCGCGGATCTACCCCGCCACGGACGACGGGACCCCGGAGGGGAACCCGGTGCTCTTCCCGGTGAAGGTGTGGGAGGACAAGAAACGGGACCAGCTTGAGTCGACGATCGCGACTCAGATGCTCGCCAACCCGCTGGCTGGCAAACAGCGGATGTTCAATGCCGATGACCTCCAGGTCTACGAAGTCCGCCCCCTGACCCTGATGGCGTATCTGCTGATCGATCCTGCACGGTCGGTCAAGAAGGACAGCGCTCACACGGCCATGGTGGTGCTGGGGGTGGATGCCGCCGGCAACAAGTACTTGCTCGATGGCGTTGACCACAAGATGGACCTGATGGAGCGCTGGCGCTGGATGCGGGACCTGTGGGACCGGTGGAGCCGGGCTCCCGGGGTCGTTGGCGTCCAGGTGGGCTACGAGCGCTTCGGTGCTATCGCGGACCTTGACTACTTCAAAGAGCGCCAGCGCATCGAGAACTATCGGTTCGAGATTGTGGAACTGGAGTGGCCGCGGGAAGGCGAGGGCAGCAAGAAGGACCGGGTTCAGCGCCTGGTGCCGGACATCAAGGGGCACCGGTTCTATCTGCCGTATCCGACCAACCCCGAGAAGCTCACAACGGTGCAGCGCCGGATGGTCGAGCAGGGCTACGAGTACCGCCTGGCGCAATCGATTCGCCGGGTGGATGAGAACGACAACCTCTATGACGTGTCGGAACGATTCCGGATTCAGGTGTCGTTCTTCCCCTTCGGTGGCTTGAAGGATCTCGTGGATGCGGTGTCACGTTTGTATGACATCGATCCGGTGACCCCAACCGTCGTGGATGAAACCTACCTTGAACCGGAGTGGACATGAGCGGGTCGACGATGCCACTGCTGAGCTACGGATCAGCGGGGTCCCCGTCAGTGACCTTCGTGATCAACGCAGGCGCGGACGGCGGCGCTTACCCGTTCTTGGGGACATGGGAGACCGGAGGGGCCGGATTCTCGGACAGTCATGCGGGGGAGTACTCCGGGATGAATAACATCGGGAGTGTCTCCAGTCCGGTACCGCCCTTCTTCAAAACACAGCGATTGCTTTGCGCCGGAGAATACAACGGCTTTGGGTTTGGCCCACCGGTCAACGGGGACACCATTTTCATTTGTTTCCCGGCCGGGATGCCACAGAACTTCTTTTCATCGATAAACGTCGTGCACATTGACGCAGGGCCGAACTTCTTTACTGCCAGCGCTGATTACTTCAATTCGAACTGGAGTACCGACGTGGATCCACCGGTCACTGTGTGGGCGTGGCTCAACACGTTGCCTTCTCCGCTCTTCCAGAATGGTCAGTTGACTGAAGTTACATTCAGTCCGTGAGTTAATACATGGCATCCCCACCGCTCCCCCCTCTGCCTGCATCTCTCGGTAGGCAGGTCACCGCGCGCGACTTCAATTTGTTGGAAATGGTGACACGGGCTTGGGGCGGGGAGTTCAGCGCACCAGATCACGCCATCTACACTTTTGGTAACGGCGCACGCCGCTTTGACTCGACCGATCTGGGGGTCACCGGGATCTACAGCCGTGGCGTCTTCACTCTGCTGCTCGATGATACGAATGGCTCTGACATCGACGATGGCAACGGGGCCCCGATCTATTCCGAGCCCTGATGCCGAAGATTCCGGATTACCCGCGGGTCACCTCACTGTTGACCGGGCGGGAACTGATTCCGCTCGATACACAGGTTCCGGATAACCCCACGACGGCTGCTGCGACATCGAGCACGATCGTACAGTCGCTGCAGCCAGGCACGGTGGGGACTGTTGTCGGGGATCTCGGCTATCAGAATAGCCCGATCAGTCTGCAATTCGGTGACTACGTCCTGCAGGCATCGGATGCGGGCGTGACGATTGTTCTGGGTGATGACGAATCCCGTGCGATTGATGCGACGTTCCTGATCCCCTCGGATGCGACAGTCGATCTGCCGCTCGGGACGGTCTTCACGTTCGTCAGCCTGTCCTTGGGTACGCTGACGATCGACATAGACACTGATTCGATGTTCCAGGCCGGGACGACGACGACCGGGCCGTTCACGATGGCGCAGAACCAGACGGGGACTGCGGTCAAGGTCGATACGACCACCTGGCTCATCACGGTATCGCTGGCGGCCCCGCCGCCTCCGGCGACGCTGTGGACGCTCACGAGTAGCGCCACGGGCTCGTACTTCGCTGTGGCGTACGGCAATGGCCTGTGGATTGCAGGAGGCGCTGCAGCCGGGGCGGGACCGCCCGCCACTCTGGTCAAATCGACAGACGGTGGCGCTACATGGTCTACCTTCACGGTAGACCCCAGCGTGATGCTGGCGTGCTATGCGATCCGCTATCTCAACAGTCAATGGGTTCTCGCTGGAGTCGACAATGGTTCTCCAGCGCAGTTGGTTATTTACACGTCCCCGGATGGGGCGACATGGACCAACCGCTTACATGATGTCGGCGGGGTCTCGGGCAGCTTGCCCACCGACGTGCAATGGAACGGCAGCAACTATCTTGTGTTGGATCAAGGAAACAGCAATCGCTGGACATCTCCTGACGGGCACACCTGGAGCAAGAATCTAGGGGGCGGCTCGATCACGTTACTCGGCGGGCTGATAGACCTGCACGGCACCAATTTTGTGACGATGTGGGATCTCACGACTTCTGGATCCGCCAATCAATGTCAGGTGGCGCAATCGAGCAATGGCCAGCCGCCGTGGAATAACTTGGCTAGTGCATTACAAGTGAAACTCAACACACTGGCCTTTACTCCGGCACTTCTCGGGGCCTGTGGTTTGGTGCATCTGGGGTCGACGTACATCATGGGTGGCGGCAACGATTCCTCCAGCAACGTGTTTGTAGAGACCATCACGAACATCAGCCCGTGGACCAGCAGTCTCCACCAGTGCTTCGCGACTGCCACGGGAGAATCGATTTTCGGCATTTGTGCGGGGCCCACGGTGAGCAGCGGGAACCTGTTTTGCGTAGGCGGCACAAACGGCAGTGTCGCGACCTCTGGTGATGGGCTGACGTGGTCGGATGAGACCTCACAGTGTCCGATGACGAACGGGGTCAATGCGCTCGCGGCTGGGCTCGATGGGAGTGGTAACGCGATTTTCGTTGCAGTCGGCTTCAACCAAATCGCAGTGCGCAAGGATCTTTGAGTCGTGGCCAGAATCAGTGAATACCCCGTCCTCACGACGTTGACGGGGGATGAACTCGTGCCCATGGACATGGGGATTCCGGGGACCCCGACGACCGTGGTGGCGAAGGTGTCGACGCTCGTTCAGGGACTGAAGCCAGGGAATAACAACTTCGGTTTCTTGAACATCCCGCTGAACGTTCAGTTCGGAAATTACACGCTCTTGCCATCGGATCAGGGAGCCGGTGTGGAGCTGGCGGCCGGCTTCGGGCCCGCCACGTTCAGTATCCCCTCGGGCCAGCCGCTCGGGACGCTCTTTACGTTCGTCAATCTGGATTCCAACAGTCTGACGATTCAAACGCTTAGTGACACGCTGATTCTGGCGGCGAGTACCACCACGGGTCCACGGACGCTCGCGCAGAACGGACTCGCGACGGCGATCAAGGTGGCGGCGACCACGTGGATTATCTGGGGAGCAGGACTCACATGATGACCCGAGATCTTGGCGTCATGGAGTTTGGCGATGCCGATGAGTTTTCCGACATGGCGCTGGCGCTGCGCATCGGCGAGCTACTCCAGAGAACGTACCCGAATCATCCCTGGATTATCGGGTTTCAGGGACGGGGCCTGGTCATCCGTCACCTCGCCATTGCGAGCGAAGTCGCCCGCGTGATCGGGCGGGAAGGATTCTCGACGCTCCTCCCCCGAGAAAAGCTCGGGACGCCCAAGGAGCTGGCGCACAGCGTCGTGATGTTTGCCGGCGAGCTGCTCGAAGCCTTTGGCCTCCCTCGGGGGCCATGGGACGGCCGCTTGCCCGTTGTCCCCAATTGGAAACACCGACAAGAAAGGAACTTTCAATAGATGGCTGTTTCAACTCCTTGGCGCCCGCAGCCGCCCTCGATCAGTGATCCGCGGCGCGGAGACTCCACGCCATGGGAGCCCGGCGAGGAGGGGGATGATGTCGGGATGGACGTGGGGGATGCCCGGGACGATGAGCCCCCAGATTCCGATGAGGCGCCACAGCCCAATTGGATCCAGCGGGCGCGAGACGCGTTTCAGTTCTCGACCACCTATGTCGACAGCAACTACAGGAAGAGCTGGGAAGACAGCATCCGGGCGTTCAACAGCCAGCATCCGTCCGACAGCAAGTACAACACGGAGCTGTTCCGCAAGCGCTCGAACCTGTACCGACCCAAGACCCGAGCCGTCATTCGAAAGAACGAAGCGGCAGCGGCGGCAGCGTACTTCAGCAATCTGGAGCTGGTATCGGTCGATCCGCTGAACGAGTCGATCAAGGAGTCACGGGCCTCGGCGGATGTGATGGGGCAACTGCTCCGATACCGCCTCACCATCTCGATCCCGTGGTTCCTGATCATGATGGGTGCGATTCAGGACGCGCAGGTACAGGGCGCCTCGATCGCGCACATCTACTGGCGATTCACCGAGCGCTATGACAAGCGTGGGCGCCTCCTGTCCAAGGAGGACCAGCCGGTCATTGACCTGATCCCGATTGAGAATATGCGCATAGATCCGAGTGCGCACTGGCTCGATCCGATCAACACGTCCCCTTATCTCATCCACCTGATCCCGATGTACTGGTGCGACGTGAAGGACCGGATGAACTTTCCGGATCCCAAGGGCGTGCGGTGGAAGAAGTACCCGGCGAGCGCGGCGTTCGCTCGCGGTAACAGCGAGGACGACTCGACCCGCCAGGCTCGTATTGGTCCAGGACAGGACCCCGCCCAGCAGAAGCGGGAGATCAGCGACTACGACATCGTCTGGATTCACCGACACATCCACCGCTGGAATGGCCAGGATTGGGAGTTCTACACCCTCGCCAGCGAGCGGCTTCTGACCAAGCCGGCCTTGCTGTCTGAGAGCGTGTGGCACGGAGAGCGCCCGTACGTCATGGGCCGGGCCATGATCGAGACGCACAAGCCGATTCCGTCGAGCCTCCCGACGATGACTCGGGGCCTCCAGGACGAAGCGAACGACATCCAGAACCAGCGCAGCGACAACATCAAGTTCGTCCTGAACAAGGCGTACCTGGTGAAGCGCGGGAAGAACGTGGACCTCGCCTCCCTGGTCCGGAACGTCCCGGGCCGCATCACCCTGGTCGATGACCCGGAGAAGGACGTCCAGGAGGTGAACTGGCAGGACGTGACCCAGAGTGCGTATCTGGAGCAGGACCGGATCGATGGGGACTTCAACGACATCGCCGGCAACTTCTCCCCGCTCCAGGTGAATACGGCCCGGACTCCTCGGGAGTCCACGCACACGATGAAGATGCTGGCGGCGCCGTCGAATCTGCTCACCGAGTACATGCTGAAGACGCACACGGAGACCTTCGCGCAGCCTGTTTTGCGGCAGCTCATGATGCTGGAGCAGGAGTACGAGACCGATGAGGTGGTCCTCGCGCTCGCCGGCCAGAAGGCCCAGCTCAATCAGAAGTACGGCATGAACCAGGTCACGGACGACTTACTCGATCGACAATTGACGCTCACCGTCAATGTTGGCATGGGCGCCACGGACCCGGTGATGAAGCTGCAGCGGTTCGTCTACGCCGTGATGAGCTTCGCCAATATCGCCCGTCAGCCCCCTCCGGGGCTCGATCTGAAGATGGTGGCGAAGGAATTGTTCGGACTGTCCGGCTACCAAGACGGGGCACGATTCATGATCGAAGGGCAGGACCCAGAAGTCGTCAAGCTGATGCAGCAGAACCAGGAGCTGATGAAGCGCCTGCAGCAGGTCGGCATCCAGATCAAGAACAAGGAAGGCGCGAACGTTGTGAAGCTCCAGGCGACTCGCGAGACGAATCAGACCCGCCTCACGGGCCTGCGGGAGACCAACGAGACCCGCATGAATCTGGAGCGGCTGCGTCTGGGGCAGCAGGCGCAATCGGAGCGGGGGCAACGAGCCCACGAGGTCGGCATGGAAGACATGCGGCAGAAGCAGGCGAGCCGGGAACTCCTCGCGCAGCACATCATGAAGCTCGACGAGAACAACCCGATCTACGCGGCAGACGCGCAGCGTCAGGGTCGCTTGTACGAGACGGCCGGCGGTATGCCGCCCGCGCCCAGTGCTTGACCCCAACGATCCGGTCGTCGAATGGGCGAAGTTCGGCGTCCAGGTTGAAGATTTCATCAATAGCCCGGTCGGTCAGTTCCTGGTGGACAAGGCGCGTGCGCAGATCAACGACGCCCTTGAAAAGCTCCAGGTCGCAGACCCCGAAGATCCGAAGATCATCCGCGCGCTCCAGAACCAGGCATGCGTTGCGGAATCCATCATGCAGTGGCTAGGCGAGGCCATCCGAGAAGGACAAGGCGCGCTCAATGCCTTGAGGGAAGAACATGGCGAATGAGACTGAGACGAAGAAAGAGCCTACCGCAGAGGAAACCCAAGGCGAACGGATCGCTCGCGCCCGCAAGGCCGCGGAGGACCGGAACAACGCTCGGGTGGCTCGTATGAACGAGATCGCCGATCAGAACGACAAGAGCGGCGCGGCAGAGATGCAGGACACGGACGGCAACCGGCTGGTCATGCGGGAGGAGACGCCGGAGGAGAAGGAAGAGGCCGCGGCCCGTGAGGACGCGGAGTCTCAGCGCTATCTCGCGGAGGAGGAAGCTCGGGCATTGCAACAGGAGGGAATCGAGCCGGAGACAGAGCAGGCAGCCGAGAAGCAGGAGCCCGAGAAACCAACAGAGACACAAGCTGCGCAAGACGTTAAGACCATCAATGGGGTGGTTCACTACCTCACCGTCGTCAACGGGCGGGAGAAGTGGCTGACGTTGGAACAGCTCCGCACCGCTGCACAAAAAGTGGAATCTGCGGACGAGTACTTGGCAAGCGCCGCGGCATCGGTTAGGAATAGCGCAAGGCTGGCTCTATCCGAAGAGAAGGACGAGTCCAGCAAGGTCGAATCCGAGCCGGAGGTCGACCTGGAGAAGACGCTCAGCTCCGTGGCAATGGGCGATGAAGAGGCGATTAAGCAGCTCGCATCTGTAGTACGGGGCCTGCAAAAACAGGCTCAAGCAAAACCATCGGCGGTGACTCCCGACGTTTTGCAGCAGTTCGATGAGCGTTGGTCGTTTCGGCGAGCAGTCGAGTGGTTTGAGGAGCAGTACCAGGACGTTCTGAGTGATCCGAAGCTGAAGAAGCTGGTGTACGACAAGGATACGGAGCTTTTCAACTCCGATCCGAAGATGCCGTACAAACAGCGGCTCAAAGCCGCTGGCGATGAAATTCGCGGCTGGATTCAACAGCAGAAGGGCACTCAGCCGGTCAAGGCCGCTGTGACTGAAACCAAGGTCGACCGCAAAAAGACTCTCGTCAACGTGCCGAGTGCTGCCCAACGGCAGACCCCGGTCGAGGACGAGGAAGCCGAAGAGTCCGTGGAGGACGCCATCCAAAAGATGGCGCGAGCCCGCGGGCAGGCCCGGGCAATAGTGCACGGGCGAACACCACGCTGACGAGTCACGCCCACAACTGAAAGGAACGCGTGACTCGCGGGAGTCACGCAAATGGCCGGGCAAGTCTGGGCAGTCAACTCACTCGGTGGCTTCTTCTACAGCCGCCAGCTTTCGAACGTGCTGCGCATGAATGTGCAGCCGTTGACGAAGTTCCGTCAGTTCGCTGACGTTCACGATGTCTCGCAGCAGGGTCGCAAGAAGGGCGACATCTTCACGTGGGACGTGGTGTCGGATGTCGCGACGGCCGGCACGGTGCTCGTGGAAACGAACACGATGCCTGAGACGAATTTTGTCATTACGCAAGGGACCTTGACGATCACGGAGGCCGGTAACTCGGTTCCGTACTCCGGCAAGCTGGACAACCTGTCCAAGTTCCCTGTCGAAGACATCATCAAGAAGGCGCTGAAGAACGACACCGTCAAGGCGATCGATCGCCTGGCGTGGGCGCAGTTCAATCAGACGCTGCTTCGGGTGATCCCGACCGGCGGCACGGGCACGGCGGCGGTCACGTTGTTCACGAATGGAACGGTCACGGGAACGAACTCCATCGCGTACAACAACAGCCACGCGAAGTCGATCACGGACCTGATGAAGGAGCGGAACATTCCGGCCTACATCGCGGACGACTACTACTCGCTGGCGTGGCCGACGACGCTGCGGACGTTCAAGAACTCGCTGGAGACGATCCACCAGTACTCGGACACGGGCTTCAATCTCATCATGAACGGTGAGATCGGCCGCTACGAGAATTGCCGGTACATTGAACAGACCAACATCGCCAAGGGCACCGGCTCTGACGGCGTGACGGTGACGCCATGGGTGAACGGTCTCTCGGACTGGATCTTCTTCTTCGGCAACGACACGGTCGCTGAGGCTGTGGCAGTGCCAGAGGAGATCCGCGGAAAGATCCCGACCGACTTCGGACGGTCGAAGGGTATCGCCTGGTACTACTTGGGCGGCTTCGGAATCGTTCACACGAACGTCACGAACGTCCGCATCGTGAAGTGGGATAGCCAGGCGTAGGGCTACGGGTACCGTTCAACGCCGGGGGTTCGCCCCCGGCCGCGAGCGCTGATTGAAATTGCCCGCTCGGGAGGGTCCGCCCCCTGCGAGCTGGAGCCACTTAAGGCTCGGGGCCAATAACGCTCGGGGGACGGGCAAAGGATGAGGTTCGATCATGTCTGTCAAGAGCATGGCGTATGACAACGCTGCGTACATCGCGCGTGGGTCATTCAGCACAATCATGACGGCCGGTTCGGGTGGTGTGTCGGCGAAGTTTGTCGCGTTCGCCAACATGCTGCTGACTGGCCTCACCACGTTCACGACCATCGTGGGCACGTCCACCTACACGACCGGCCTCACAGGCGGCCCCACGGGTGTCGGCACGGCGGTTGCGGCGACGCAGCTTAGCGTTATCCGCATCACGAACACGGCTGCCCCCGGAGCCTCTGTGGCGCTGGCGACCTCGACCATCGGCCCGTTCACGGTCGCTGGCTCGTTCCTTGGAACGGGTGGCACGGCGACCAATCAGGTCGGTGGATCCAATCAGTTTGCAATCAACACGGCCGCACTGGGTGGCTTGCTGGTCAATCAGGGCGATCAGATCTACATCGTCAATGGCACGGACGGCCAGGCGGTGGAGCTGGTCACCATGGATTACCAGATCCAGCCGGGTGCGTCGGTGGTTGCGTAAGGAGAAGGTACATGCCCACACTGAAGAAGAAGGGTGTCTATGAGTCGCCGCAGGCGGCTCCGGATGAGATGACGACTCCGTACTACGGGGGTGATGCCCCGGAGAAGAAGGACGTCGTCAAGTCCGCCAACGCCCGCTCGACCAAGCGTCACGAAGTCAAGGGTGACGAACTGGCCGATGAGAACGTCCTGCCGACTTCGGAAGGTGAGACGCTCGAAGTCGCCGGCATCAAGGACAACGGGTACCTGACCAAGAAGGGCCTGCCCTTTGGAGTCGCTGTGTTCTACAACACGCTGCCTCCGGGCATGGACATCGAGGACCAGGAACTCGCGGACATCCGGCAGCAGCCGTACAAGGAGATCACGGATCTCGGCTACCCCGGTGACGGCTGGACGTGACTCTCGCGGAGGCTTTCTGGCGGTACGTTGAGAAGACCTCAACATGCTGGAACTGGAAAGCCTCTATAGGGAATCACGGGTATGGCCAACTGACCTTTCAGCAGAAGAAGTACACCGCTCATCGTCTCTCCTGGATGCTGCACTTTGGGCATCCAGGAGCACTGTGTGTGCTCCATCGTTGCGACAACCGCAGGTGTGTGAATCCAGATCATCTATTCCTCGGGACGAGGAAAGAGAATCTGGAGGACATGACGCAGAAGGGGCGGCGAGTAAAAGGGGAATCACACGGTATGAAGAGGCTGACTGAGGCGCAGGTGCGGGAGATTCTGGCCTCGCCGGAAACGTCTCACAGCTTGGCGGACCGGTTCAGCGTGAGTGATTCCGCTATCTATCTGATTCGTCGGCGCCAGCGGTGGGCCCACCTCGAAGGGGTTTCCCCATGAGCAGAATTGTACAAGAGAAGTTCGAATGCAGGTTTCCCATCCCGGACGACGACAACGGGAACTCGTGGGTCTCTGACAAGGAAGCAAGAAATAAAAAGAGACTGCCCGGGCGGGAAGGCCGCCCGGGTGGAGACCTGGCGAGCAAGACGATGGACAACGCGGTGTTTCACCTCGGTCTACCGCCTGGCTCGGACGTCGAGGACCAGGAGGTCACGGACATCCGGAAGCAGCCGTTCTCCATGGGCGGTGAGACGGACGTCTCGAAGGACTGGAACCCGGAAGCGGTTCACCGCGGGTTCAAGCATCTGGAGTTGCGCCCCACGGACGACATGTACACGCGCGAGCACAACGACGCCTTCTACGAGGAGGTGACGGTGGACGGCGTGACAGGGTTCCTGGAGCGCAACAACATGCTCGACCGGCAGTAGCTCTCCACCACGCAACCCTGATCGGCCCCCGCTTCCGGCGGGGGCCTCACGTTCCCATTGGGAACTGAAAGACCAAACATGACGACCAAGCCGGATCCCAACAAGCTCGACACCAAGCGCTCGTACGGAACTGTCTACGGAGATCCGAACATCGGATTCGTGCAGGACAACAAATACTTCAAACCGGATGGCACGCCATATGAGCCCTCCGTTGCGCCACTGGCAGTGAAGGCGGAGGAGAAACCCGCACCAGAGCCAGAGGTGGCGCCCGACAAGCGCAGAGCAGCCCAGTCGGAGGCGATGAAACGGATTTGGGCGGAGCGCCGCGAGGCCCTCGCCAAGCAACGGACGCAGGAAGAGTAGATGGTCTGGAAGATCGACGGCCCGCTCGGTAACGAGTCGGGCAAGATCAAATGGGAAATCGTCAAGTGGACTCGCGGCAAGGGACTGGACATCGGATGCGGTGTCTGCAAGACCTACCCGCACTTCATCGGGGTCGATAACCGCAAAGACACGGCGCTTTTCGGCCAGCCGATCAACCCGGATGTCACGGTCGACACGGCCGAGAAGCTGGACATCTTCGCCAGCGGTTCAATGGACTTCTGTTTCTCCTCGCACCTCCTGGAGCACATCGAGTACGAGGCGGTCCCCGGAGCGCTGAAAGAGTGGATGCGGGTCATCAAGCCCCGCGGCTACCTGGTGCTCTACCTCCCCGATGAGGATGAGTACCCGAAGATCGGGGAGCCTGGCGCGAACTGTGATCACAAATGGAACGTGAGCTACGACCGGTTGCTCGATGCCATGCGGGCCTCGGGGACAAGCTGGGACCTGGTCGACTTCCAGAAGCGCAAAGAGGACTTCGAATACTCGCTGTTCTTCGTGTTCCAGAAGGTCGGGAGTGGCCAGCACACGAGCTGGCAGAAGAAGAAGCGGCCGGAGAAGACGTGTGCGGTGGTCCGGTACGGGGCCATGGGGGACTTGATCCAGGCGTCCTCCGTCCTGGCGGGGCTCAAGAAGCAGGGGTACCACATCACCTTGTTCACGAGCCCCCCGGGCGATGCCATCGTCCGGTTCGATCCGAACATTGATGAGTTCTACCTGCAGGACAAGGACCAGGTTCCTAATCATCTGCTGGGTGAATTCTGGGCCTACCACCGGCCCAAATACGACAAATGGGTGCAGCTTTCGGAGTCTGTCGAAGGCTCGCTCCTCGCGCTCCCCGGACGGGCTCTCCACGAGTGGCCGCCGGCCTTGAGGCACAAGTTTCTCGATCGCAATTACCTCGAAGTGCAGCACGAGATCGCCGGCATTCCGTACGAGCCGGCCATGCGCTTCTACGCCACCGAAGAGGAGAAGAAGTGGGCTCGGAAAGAACGCTCGCGGATGGGCGAGTTCGTCATTGCGTGGCCCCTGGCGGGCAGCTCCGTGCACAAGACATGGGGCGGCCTCGACAACACGATCGCGGCCTTGATGATCGACTTCCCCAAGCTGGATGTCGTGCTTCTGGGCGGTGAGGCGTCCGTACTGCTGGAGCAAGGATGGGAGAAGGAGCCTCGGGTGCATCGTCGTTCCGGGAAGTGGTCGCAGCGGGAGTCGATGGCGTTCATGGACGTGGTGGACATGGCGATCGGGCCTGAGACAGGGCTGATGAATGCGGCGGCACAGTTGCCGTATCCGAAGGTGATCTTCCTGTCGCACTCCACCGACGAGAACCTGACTCGGGATTGGCCGAACACGCACGTGCTCGCCTCGAAACACACGGTTTGCCCTGGTCGAGGAAACAACGAGGCGCCGGCTTGCCACCAGCTTCACTACGGCTGGCAGCACTGCAAGGCCACGGCGGACAAGCTGGCCCAGTGCCAGGCGGATATCTCGGGCGAAGAAGCTTACCGGGTGATCTGGCACGCCGTCACTTGGGCTTTGGAAAAGAAGGTTGCATAGATGGCACTGAGTGGGACCTGGTCATTCACGGTCACACGGGACGACATCATCAGGGAGGCCATGCTGAATATCGGAGCGATCGGAGAGGCGGAGATCCCCACCGCACAAGAAACGACCGATTGCGCACGGAAGCTGAACATGATGGTCAAGCAATGGATGGGGACCATGGACTTCGCTCCGGGCTTGAAAATGTGGACCCGCCAACGGGGGGATCTTTTTCTCGCGCTTACGAAAGGCCAGTACGCGCTCGGGCCCACCGGGGATAACTGGGCGGCGGCCGTCACGGGGGCGACGGCACCGGGGCAGACGTACAACCAGACGCAGTTGAGCGCCAACGCGCCCGCGGGCGCCACGACATTGAACGTCATCAGCACGGCCGCGATGAATGTCAATGACTACGTCGGGATCGTCGTCAATTCGGACATTCAGTGGACGACGATTGCCACGATTACGAGTCCCACGCAGTTCACGATCCCGGCGCCGGGCTTGGCCGCCTCGACGCCGGCAAACAACTACGTGTGGAACTACACGACCAAGGCGCAGCGGCCCATCGCGATCGTCACGTGCGTGCTGCGGAACATCCAGGTGAACGACACCCCGATGAACACGCTGACGCTCCAGGACTACGAGATTCTACCGACCAAGACCATGCCGACGTTCATTGCGGATCCGAGCGCGTACTACTACGAGAGTCAAATCACGGACCCCACGGGACTGTCGGTGATCAATGGCAACGGGCAGTTGTACTTGGACGTGGGTGGCGCGCAGGACGTGACGAAGCACCTGCACATCGTCTACCTGCGGCCCGTCATGGACTTCAACAACCCGACTGACAATCCGGAATATCCGCAGCAGTGGTATCGACCGCTGTGCTGGGGGCTCGCGCGAGAGATCTCCGGCATGTTCGATGCGATCTGGACGCAGGACATGGACGCGAACTATCGCGAGTCCATGGCTATGGCTCACGAGGCGGATGCCGAGACGACCAGCATCTACTTCCAACCGAATTCGGGCGACCCGTTCAGCCCGTAGCCACTCATGAAACTCGTTCAGCTCTTCGGCTACGGGGTGGCCGGGAAGAGCTATGCCGTTACGCGTCAACGCCGGCTGAACTGCTACTACGAGCAGCGGCAGGACAGCGACAAGACGCAAATGGCGATCTACGGCACGCCAGGACTCGTGTTCAAGTTCTCGGTGGCGACGCCTTTCAGTACGCCGATTCGGGGGTTCTTGGGCACGCAGAGTGCGCTCTACCTGATCGCGTACAACCAATTTCAATCGGTCAACGCTACGGGCGGGGTGCTTGCGAGCGGAACGCTGAACACGACGGCCGGGATTTGCTCGCTGGCGTTCAACTCGAATCAAGTCGTGATCGCAGACGGGGCCAACGGCTACCTGTTCCTGCCGGCGTCGAACAGCTTCTCGCTTCTCCCGGCCGCCTTCCCGAATGGGGCTCGAACGGTGACGTTCGTGGCGAGCTTCTTTGTGGCAGAACAGCCCGGGACACAGCAGTTCTTTGTCTCGAACGCCAATGATGGCTCGATCTGGTCCGGGCTCGCGTTCGCCTCGGCCTCCTCGTACTCGGACAACATCCTGGCTGTCGACAACCTGTCCGGCAACCTGGTGATCTTCTCCCAGCAGCATATGGAGTTCTGGCAGAACATTGGGGCGACGCCGCAGCCGTTCGCCCCGATCCTGTCTGCTGCCAACGAATTTGGGCTCGCGGCTCTGTTCTCGCGGGGCCACGTCAATCAGTCGATCATCTTCCTGGCCCAGACCCGAGAGGGTCAGGTGCAGTTCGTGCAGGTCACCGGCTTCAACGCTGCGGTGGTGAGCACGCCGGACATCGACTCCATCATCAATGGATTCTCGACGACGTCGGATTGCGTAGCGCTCACCTACGAGACCGACTACCACAAGATGTACCAGGCAAGTTTTCCCACCGCCAATCGAACGTTTCTCTACGACACGACGACGGGACTGTGGTCAGAGGCGCAGACCGGGGCCTCCGTGGCGCCCACGCGGCACATCGGGAATCTGTCTGCGTACTTCGCCGGCCAAGCGATCATTTCGGACTATCAGACGAATCAGGTCTACACGCTGTCGCCGACTGCGTACACGGACAACGGCGCGACGATCGCTCGCGAAGTGATTACCCGACACATCCTGTCGGACTTCAATCGGGTGCGGATCTCTCAGGTCTACCTGGATATGGAGACCGGCGTGGGGCTCGCGAGCGGCCAGGGCTCGGATCCTCAGATCATGCTCCAGTACAGCAAGGACAACGGCCGCACCTGGAGCGGTGAGCGCTGGGTATCGATCGGAATGATGGGCAAGTACTTGACGCGGGTGCTGTGGAGGCGGTTCGGGTCCACTCGCGATGCCACTTTCAAATTTCGGATGACTGATCCGGTGAAGTTCGTGATCACCAACGGTGCATTGAAAATAGCGGAGCGGCCGACGTGACGACGCCGTTTCTCGCGCCGGTCCCGAATCCTGACATCGTCCCCGGGGCGTTGCTCAAGCCCACCTGGCAGGCGTGGTTCCGGCAACTCTACACGTACGTCACAGCGAACGCTTCGGGTGGCGGCGCGGGCTTCGTCACCTCCGCCCGGCAGATCAACACGACTGCACCGCTGACCGGTGGCGGGGATCTGAGTGCGGATCGGACCATCTCGATCGCACCCAACGGCATCACGGACTCGCTGCTCGCGCAGATGCCGGCGAACACGATCAAGGGAAACAACTCCGGGGTTACCGCCAACGCAGCCGACCTGAGCCCGTTGCAGGTCAAGACGATGTTGTCGTTGGACAACGTCGAGAACACGGCGCTCTCGACCTGGCCCGGCTCCACGAACATCACCACGCTGGGCACGATCACGACCGGCACATGGCATGGGACGCCGATATCGGCGACGGGTGGCGGGACTGGAATTGCCAGCTACACCATTGGCGATCTGTTGTATGCGAGCGCCAGCAATGCGCTGTCTACACTGCCTGATGTAGCTACGGGATCGGTTCTGCGCAGCGGCGGCGTCGGTGCGCCGCCGTCATGGGGTGCGTTGGTCTCGGGAGACATTCCACCGATCAATCTCGCGATCAGCGGCCCGGGCGGCGTCTTCAACAATCTGCCGGTCACCAACCTGGCCGGTGGCGCCGGGGCATCCAGCTCTACCTTCTGGCGTGGCGATGGAACGTGGGCGAGCCCCTCTGGAACAGCGGGTCCTCCGGGTCCTCAAGGTCCGCAGGGCAGCCCTGGTGAAGACGGTGAAGAGGGCGAGCAGGGAGTGCCTGGACCTCCGGGACCCGTGGGGCCTGTCGGACCCACAGGAGCGGTGGGGCCACAAGGGGCTCCCGGGCTGACGGGCGATGACGGCCCCGAAGGTGGCATGGGGCCGCCTGGACCTCCAGGCCCGTCCGGTGCAGATGGTGCCGTGGGCGCCACAGGCCCGATGGGTCCTCAAGGTTTCACCGGAGAGACGGGAGATGAAGGACTGCAGGGCGACATGGGTCCGCCTGGTCCGCCCGGACCCACAGGTAACACGGGCGCCACGGGGCCTCAGGGCATCCCTGGCCTGACGGGTGACGATGGTCCGCAAGGAGATCTCGGCCCTCCGGGGCCGCCTGGACCGCAAGGCGCCACGGGAGCTACAGGCCCCGCTGGACCAGCGGGACCACCGTATCCCACGTTCTGGGACGATCCGGGGGATCCCTTCCCGCAGCCGCCTTTCGATCAGGGAGCGTCCCCGATTTGGTCCGGCGTGCAGACGTTCGCTGCAGCCGTTTCCTTCGCTAGCGCTGTTTCCTCGGCCGGCACGCTGTTCCTCAACAACACCGGAACGTCCCTGGTACTGAACAACAGCGGGGGCGCGGCGGACGCCAAGAATGTCCGCATCAACTACAACGCCTCGGGCAACTTCAGCGTCTCGTCCGCCACGGATGCTGCGCCAACGACAGGCGTCACGCCGATCATCAGCACGGGACGCACGGGGACGGCCTGGACCAATCTGACCTTCGGTAACACGACGGACAACCCGACGTACACCTTCTTGGGGTCCGGTGCCGTTACGCTCGGTTCCGGGGGGCTGACGACCAGCGGGTCGGTGACGACCAACGGCATACTAACCATCAGCTCCGCAACTCCTACGCAGGATCTGTTTGCGAGTGGTGCGGCATTAGATCAGAAGAACACTCTGATCCGCTTGAACGGCTCCGGTGCGTTCGCGATCTCGTCTGCCACGGACGCCGCACCGACGACGGCTGTCACGAACATGTTGGCCGCTACCCGCTCTGGCGCGGCGTGGCTCGCCATATCTTTCGGTAACGCAACCGACAACCCGTCCTATAGCTTTGCCGGCACAGGCGCTGCGACGTTTAACGGGCATGTCGTCATCGCCCCTCCGGCCGCGACTACCGCGCTCACGATCACATCCCCGGCATCCAACACCGTGCCGGACCTGCAGATTCAGGCGGGGGCGGGCAGCGTTGCGCGCATCAGCCTCATGGGCAACGGCGGAGTCTTCGCCACCTCCGACTTCCTGATCGCGCAGGACGGCTCCAGCAACGCGAACCTATCGAACCGCGCCAATGCGAATATGAATTTCGCGACCAACGGGGGCACCCGTATGGTCATCAACAACAACGGACAGGTGGCGATCAACGCCCCCAGTGCGGCCACCGCGGCGCTCACCGTGACCGGTGCCAGCGGTGCGGTGACGGCCATGTCCGTGACCGGCGCGAGCGGATCGGAGGCGGCCACCTTCGTCACCACGGGAGCCTCCCAGGCAGTCCTGGTGCAGTCGGCGCAGGCCCAGACGATGCAGATGGACACCACGAACGCAGGCGGTGGTTTCTTCGTCTACACCCGCAGCAACGTCGGTAAGGGGTTCCTTGGGGATTCCTCGCAGCTCGATGGCGGCACGCTCGATGATTTCACGGTGCGCAGCAATGCCGCGCTCGGGCTTTCTTCGGGAGGCGGCACGCGTCGCCTCACGATCGGCAGCGCCGGCAACGTCACCATCAACGCGCCTAGCTCCGGCGATGCGCTTACCGTCAATAACGTATCGGGCGGACAGACGATCGCTGCAGTGGCGCCCGCCACAGTCGGCTCCGAGATCGCGGTGCGTGGGAATGCCAACACGAACGCAAACGCGCTGATCCTACAGCAGGATGCATCAAACAACGCGCACATCCGCAACCTGATCACCACAGGGACACTGGGCTTCGGCACAGGATCGACGGACGATATTACGATTGGCGTCAACGGCAACGTCAACGTGGCCGTGCCGAGTAGCGGCGACACACTGACGGCGACAGGCGCCGCTGGCGGCTTCGCAGGCGTCTTCAGCGCGAATACGACCTCCGGTTCCTCGAAGGGCATGTACGTGTCAGGCGGCACGACCTCGGCCGACATCGCATTCCAGGTTCAGAACGCCGCCAAGACCAGCGACTACTTCAAGATTCTGGGCGACGGTGGCGCGATCATGGGCGCTCCGACCGGTGGCGACATGGGAGCGGGCACGCTCAATGTCGCTGGTGGACTGTTCATCAACGGCTCCGCGGCGTTCCCGGTCGGCGCAAATCCCACGGCCTCGGTTGGCCTGACGGCGGTCAACGGTGTCGCCACCACATTCATGCGCTCGGACGCAGCGCCTGCGCTGTCGCAGTCGATTGCGCCGATATGGACTGGCGCACATACATTTGCATCGTCTACCAACTTCATCCTGAACCGTCCAGCCGCCGCGCTGAACCAGACCAACACGATTGAGTATCTGGATGGGACTGGGGCGTTCATCATCGCATCCGCGACGGATGCAACTCCTAGCGCCCCTGTTACGCGGCTCATTGCGGCGGCCCGATCCGGAACGGCCTGGACGGGCGTGACGTTCGGTAACGCTACAGACAATCCGTCCTACGCATTTGCCGGGACCGGATCGGTGACCTTCTCTGGCACGCTCGTCGTGCCAAAAGTGACCGTGGGCTCCGGCAATCTCACGGTGAACACGGAGGCCGCGACTACCTTCGTGCCGCAGGTCCAGAACAACCTTGCGGGTTCTGCTGGCTACCTGGTGAGCCGCTGGTCGGCTGACGGTACGCAGCCGCGATATGTCTTCGCCAAGTCTCGCGGCACAGTCGTGGGCACTTTCGCGACCGTCGTTTCCGGGGACACCCTCGGCTCGCTGCTCTGGGACGGTGACGATGGCGCCACCTTACAAGCCGCCGCCTCGATCGCTGTGCAGGTGGATGGGGCTCCGGCCGCTGGGAGCATGCCCGGGAAATTCTTCTTCCAGACGACACCGTCTGGCTCGAATGTCCCCGTGACGCGCATGCAGATCAACAGCAGCGGTAACGTAGCCATCTTGGCGCCCACATCCGGGAATACCCTGACGGTGACGGGCGGGGTCGGTTCGACACTGGCCCCTTTGGCGCTGGCATCCACTGGCGGCACCACTAATGGCAGCGTGGAGCAGTACTTTGATACGAACGGGAATCTGTTCTACTTTAACGTGACGGCAGGCGGGGCCAATACCCGTATGGGTACAAACGGGGCAGCCGGCACCGCAGGGTTTGTCACCAACAATAAAGACCGTATCGTTGTCAACGCCGCGGGGAACGTGACGGTCCAGACACCGGACTCCGGCGATGCGTTGACCGTCGACAACGTTTCGGGTTCGCAGGCGATTGCCTGTATAGCCCCCGCCGCAACCAACTGCCAGGTCTCGATTCGCGGAAATGCCAACACGAACTCGAATGCTCTGGCGCTGCAGCAGGACAGCGCCAACAACGCCCACATCCGAAATCTGATCACTACTGGTTCGCTGGGTCTTGGGACCGGATCGACGGACTTCATCACGATCAGCAGCGCGGGGATCATCAGCACGATCGCTCCGACCACCCCTTCTGCCAACGGGGCGGTGCAAATCGCGGGCGGGACTACCGCCAGCAACTCCTTCGGATTGGATGTTAACAGCGGAACCAATTCCTCGGACTTCGGAATACGAATTGCCAATGGCGCGAATAGCGCCGTGCTGTTCAAGGTCCCTGGAGACGGGTCTTTCCAACTCGGGTGGAATGGGACGAGTTCGAGCCTCATCGGAGGGGCCGGTGGCAACCTGAGTGCGTCCGCGCCGACCAGCGGCGATAACCTGACGGTGACCGGCGCCTCGGGCGGATTCGCGGGCGTGTTCAATGCGAACACGACCTCCGGTTCCTCGAAGGGTCTGTACGTGGCGGGCGGCACGACTTCCGCTGACATTGCATTCCAAGTGCAGAACGCTGCCAAGAGTACGGACTACTTCAAGGTGATCGGGGACGGTGGCGCGGTGATGGGCGCCCCGACTGGTGGAGACAAGGGCGTCGGTACGATCAATGTCACGGGTGGCTACTACGTCAACGGCGTGCCGGTTCCCACGCCAACCGGCCCTGCGGGGCCGTACTACTTGTTCACCGAAGAGGCGGGGGACCCACTTCTGGTCGCCCCGCCACTCGATCAGGGCGCTCCGAACAATTGGAGCAGCCCACAGATTTTTTCAGCGCTCATCAACCCCAATGCAGGATTTTCCGGCAGTAGAGCAGTAGTGGGCAGCCTGCACGGCTCGCTCGCTAACACGGACGCAGGCACGGGTTCGGATTGCTATTTCAGCGCTTCCAACGGCGCCAACTTGCTCTATATGGGCGTCTCAGGAACCGGTTACACCGGGACAGAGTGGTCAGGAGGGCCTGCCGGGCCGCAAGCGTTCCTCGGCACCGGCAGCGGCGTGGCGTTTCCGTTCACCTTCGGAACGCAGAACATATACCGGGGCCAGATCAGCTCAAGCGGTAATTGGATCATTGCTGCCCCAGGCTCCGGTACTGCGCTCACCGTCAATGCGATTGCCGGAGGGGTAGGGCTTCAGGTGAGCGGCAGCGGCGCCGTGAACGAAAACATCTTGTACAACGCGACCAGCACCGGCTACACCAGCATGCGTTGGTACAACGATCAGCTAAGTGGTCTGCGATCGTTGGAAATCGACTACTCCGGTTCTGCATATGCCGGGGCTCTGGTCAGCGGCGGGCCGACTGGCGAATCAGCGTCTATCGCTGTGACGGGCGCATTCCCTCTCACCTTCGCAACGAACAACACGATGCGCGGGCAGATCAGCGGGAGCGGCAACTGGACCATTCCTGCTCCGGCGAGTGGCGCCGCACTTGCGGTAACCGGCGCTGCCAACGCAAATGCAGTTACGGTTCAGGCCCAGAACGTTAGCGGTCAGGCGTACGGAATGCAGATTAACGCCGGAACGAACAGCAGTGATTGGTGCTTCAACGCGGTCTCTGTTATCTCGACGCCGTACTTTCGGGTGCGTGGTGATGGCGCGATCATTGGGAATGGACCTGTCGCAGCCACCCTCGTTGATATGACGCCGGACTTCGGCTCCTACACCGGACAACTGTCTGGCATAACTACCGTCGTCACCGGCTCGATTCGCTTCGCACGCATCGGTCAACTTGTGATGATTTTCATTCCGGCGATGACCGGCACCAGCAACGCGACCACCTTTACGATCACGGGCTCACCACCGGCAGGGATCATCCCGACGCGAGCCATGGCGTCGTGTTCTGCGCCATTGGAGAACAATGGCCTATTCATCGTCGCGGAAGTGCGGATGACCACTGGCGGGACGATTGAGTTTGCATCGGTGGGTAGCACGACTGGGTTCACTGCATCCGGGACCAAAGGGGTCTGGATGGATATGTGCTTCTTCTACTTTACGAGTTAGCTCGTAACTCTTTCTCAACCTGAAATGGCCCGCCTCGCGCGGGCCTTTTCATTTTTGGGCTCTCGGAGGGTCAATCGATGGCTTCGCAACGTGTCTTCAAAACTGTCGCCGCGCTCACGAACGCGGCGGCCAACATTCTGAATGGCGCGATCACCTCGCTCGCCGGTCCGGTGGGGTGGACGGCGATCCAGCCGCGCCTGACCCTCAAGCACATGCGGGCCGTGAACAAGACGGCGGCCTCGCACACGATCACGCTCTATATCGGCCTGACAGGTGGCTCGGCGGCCGGTACTGAGTTTGCCTGGAACGCCTACACGATTCCGGCAAATAGCTACGTGGACTGGTACGGCTCGATGCCGTTGGAGTCGACGGACTTTCTCACCGGGCTGGCTGATGCCGCGACGTCCGTGACGATCAACCTGGAGTACGAGGGCGGCTTCCAGTAAGGAGTGACATGTCATGAAAGAAGTTGCTGAAGTTTCCATCAGGCTCGACATGCTCGGATTCACGGCGGTTGAGCAGGCATTGAACGTCGCGGTCCTCAACTCGCAGTCGGTCCTGGCTACGATTCGACGCCAGGCCCAAGAGCAGATCGACGCCGCGCAGCTCCCGGCGGAAGCGCCGACCAAGCCCGCCAAGCGAAACGGACAGGCAGAGTCCAAGCCCTCGTGAGGAACTTCCTGCGCCTGGCGCAGGGGTGCGACCACCATCGTCTGGTCCGCCACGATCCTCATGGCCAAAGCCTCGTAGGAGTTTCCAAGTGAAGACGATGACAACGTTCGTGCTTCTGCTCGTTTCTGTCGTGGCGAACGCGGAAACCGTACAACTGACTTGGGTGAATCCGACGCTGTACGTCGATGGCACGGCGTTGCCGGTCACGGACATCAATCAGACGCGAATTGAATACGGAACCTGTGCGGGCGGTCCTCCGTACGTATTCGGAATGAAGGTCGGGGAGTTCATCGCCGCGGGCGGAGCGACGCACGTCATCAGCCCGTCCTTGGGCGCGGGCCTGTGGTGCTTCCAGGCGTTCACCATGGCCAAAGGTGTGGAAAGTCCCCCGAGTCTTTCGACGTTCGTGGGCATCTCGTCTCCGTTCCCGAATCCGCCCACCAACTTGCAGGCCACGCTGTCGTCGGTGCTGAGGGCTACCGAGACGTCTCCACCACGCGCAGCAGACGGGCCGAAGTCGCCAGACGATCTGAAGTCGAAGCCATCGAAAAAGAAAGGGAGCAAATGAATGTCTACGACCGTGACGCTGGTCATCACATACGAGCTGGCCGGAGGGTATCCGTCCACCGTCGTGATCGATCATGTCCAGGCTCATCTCTCCGGTGATAAGGGCTATAAGGCCGACCAAAACGTGCTGCCCAACGCGGAGCAGGTGGTCTTTAAGGATCTGCCGGATGACGTGTACGTCTGCAAGCTGACATCGATCGATCCTTCCGGGTCGCCGGTTGCGACTCCTTTCAGTTGGAGCTTCACCGTCCCCTCGGCGCCGACGAAGGAGATCAGCCTCCCAAGCATCATTACGGTTGTACAGACACATGAAACAGGAAGTCACGGGCCATGACGACGGTGGTATTGAGTATCGAGTACGAATTTGAAGGCGAGTACCCGGATCGAACGATGGTCGATCACATCGAGGTACAGCTCTCCGGGACGTTGGGATACCACGTGGTCCAGAACATCCTGCCTCTCACCGATCAGGTGAAGTTCGAGAATTTGGTGGATGACACCTACACCTATGTGTTGAGAGCGATCGACCCCACGGCTGCGCCGCTATCGGCTTTCAGCGGCACATTCAAAGTGCCTTCGCCGGCCATGATCTCGCTCAACATTCCGCGGGGCGTCAAGGTCATCCAAGCATGAGGAATTTCCTGCGCTTGGCGCAGGGGATCGATATGCAGCCCCTCATGCTGCAGATCATCCGGCAACCGCAGTTGTGGAAGGCCGATACGTACCTACGGGACTACCCGCAGGGGCCGTTCAACGACGTTGACACGATCTTTCTGCGCTTCCCACCGGCATCCGTCTCAGAGCTTGAGCGCTCGCAGAAGGATCAGCACGAGTGCGTCTGGATGGATGGCGCGATCCATCTGCCGGCGGCGAGGCGAATGATCTTTAGCCTGATGGCCAGCGTTGAGGGCGAACGCCTCGGGCGAGTCATGATCAATCGCATTCGTCCAGGTGGTCGGATCTACCCGCATTCGGATACGCCGGTCCACGCGGACTACTGGGACCGCATGCACTTTGTTCTGCAGGGCCTGCCGGGCTCCAACTTCCGCTGTGGAGATGAGCAGGTTTACATGGCGACGGGTGAGGTGTGGTTCTTCCGCAATGAGCTGGAGCACGAGGTGCAGAACGCCAGTGCGGCCGATCGGATCCACATGATCTGCGACATCCGTTGTTCACGGTTCGACTTCAAAGGAGAGCTGCCAACGCAGCCAGTGAAATGATCTTTTGTGTCGAGTCGTTCATGGAACGACTCCCGGAATTGAAGCCGCTCTTCCCGCTGCACTGGAAAGAGCTGGCGCTCGACCAGGACAAAGTCCCTCTCGATCCGCAGTACGACGTCTACGCTGAGCGCGAACGACTCGGGCAAATGCTGTTCGTCGTCGCCCGGGAAGAGGGGCGCATGGCCGGCTACTTCGTCGGGTTCATCGCTCCAGGGCTTCACTACCGCACCTGCCTCACGCTGACGATGGACATGTTCTGGATCCATCCGGATTTTCGGGGGAAGGGAGCCGGCTCGCGATTGTTCAAAGCCGTCGAGCAGGAAGCTCGCCGTCGTGGCGTCGATCGCATGTTCGTGGGCTCGAAGCTCCACAAAGATGCGTCCTGGCTGTTCGAGCGACTCGGGTACCGGGAGATCGAGCGCTATTACTCCGTTTGGTTGGGAGACAAATAAATGGTAGCCGCAGCCGTCATTGGCGGAGTGGTGTCCGCCGCCGGAAGCATGTACGCGGGGCATAAGGCATCCCAAGACACCGCCAAGGCGAGTCAGGCCGCGATTGCGGAGCAGCAGGCGGCGCTTGATCAACAGGCGAAGATGACCCAGCCGTATCGGGATTTCGGTTCATCGGCGATCCCTACGTTGCAATCACTCCTCGGTATTGCGCCCCAAGCAATGACTTCCGCCGCTGTGCCGGGCTCTCCAGGAGCGCCGGGAGCGCCGGGAGCCCCCTCGACCGCGGTCCCGCAGGCGACAGGGCTGGGCGCCGCGGTGCCTGGAGGCGGGAATGCTGCCGGACCTGGCGCCTCCATCGCGGGAGGACTCGATCCACGGCTCACCGCGACGGGCAACGTCGATCCGCGACTCGCGGCGCTGCAGAACACTCCGGGCTACCAGTTCGTGCAACAGCAAGCCAACGACGCAGCGGTGAACAAGGCGACCGCTATGGGGCTGGGGATGTCTGGCAATACGCTCAAGGCACTCTCGGACTACAACGCAGGACTGGCCTCCACGACCTATCAGCAGAATGTCGACAACCTGATGCGGGCGACCACAATCGGAGAGCAAGCGGCGGCCGGTCAGTCGGCCAACATCGGCCAGACAGCCTCGAATGTCTCGAACATCATCAGCAATCAGGGGCAGACACAGGCCGGAATCGACGCCAACGAGGTGAAGGGCGTGACGGGGGCTTTCACGAATACCCTGAATACGTTGGGCGGGCTACAGAAACCCGATGCGGTGAACACGCCAACGCAAGGAGTGCAGTCGCCGGTTGCCAGTTTCGATCCGTACGCAACGCTCAATCAGCCGGGCACCATGGGAACGACCACCAACTTCGAAAACCCTGAATACGGCGGCGGAACGACCACGTTGTTCCAATAAGGATAAACGGCCATGGCATTTGACCCTTCTGTTATCGGTGACATCGGGAGCAACACTCCCGACATGGTCAAAGCGAAATCCAATGCCTACACGCTTGCGGCTCAGATGGACCAGAACGCTTTGCGCAAGATTCAGCTTCACGATGCGGAGCAGACGTACGCCGACCAGGAGAAGGCGAAGCAGATCGTCAAGGGCGCCAAGAATGATACGGCGGAGGATCGCTTGGCGACGGCCGAGAGACTGCGGAAAGAAGTGGGGCCGGAGTACTCGAACAAATACATGCGGGAGATCCAAGGCGTTCAGTCCGGCGATTACGAGAACCAGATAAAGAAGATGCAGGTTGCCTCGGCTCAGCAAGAGCTGATTGTTGATGCCGTGGACTCGGTTGTCACGCAGGTGCAGCAGTTCAAGGCGAACAATCCGAATGCCACGAATGCGATGCTCGATGCGAAGACGCAGGAGCTGGGGGCCGCTGCGCTGCAAGGTCTCGCGCAGTCGCATCCTGAACTGACCAAAGCGATCGCTGGCTTTGCTCAATCTCAAGGGGCTTCCACCTACCAAGGATGGAAGGCCGCGGAAGCGCAGAGCAAGGAGGGTCGCGCGCGGATTCAAATGCACCTGAAAGAACACGATGACATGCTTAAGGACCAGGATGCGCGCCGCAAGGACGATGAACTGAAGAATCAGCAACGCCGAACAGACATTGCGGAGGACGCCCAGCGACTGAAGGAGAAGCAAGACGCTGAGAAACAAAAGGAGAAGGAGGAGGGCTTAATCGACGATCCAAACTTGCGGTTCATGGCTGATCAGTACCTCGCGGGCGATAAGTCTGTGCTTCAAGGGATCACCCGCGGGAAGCAGGGACAGAAGAACATGGTCAACCTGCGCGCCATGATTCGCGAAGAAGCGATCAAGCAAGGGTTGAAGCCGGTCGACGTCGCTGCTCGCATGGCCTCGTACGCTGCGTTCGTGGCCGAAGAAACCTCCGTGGGCAAGCGACAAGCGACCATCCTGACGGCCTCGAAGGAGTTCGACAATGTCAGCGATATCGTGGAGTCGGCATCGAAGAAGGTCGCCCGGGGCAACTGGGTACCGATGAACGTGATGATCCAGAAGCTCGATCAGATGAGGTCGGATCCGAAGCTCGGCAAGTTCGCGCAGGCGATCGACACCACGGTCAACGTGTATGCCAGGGCAATCGCCCCGACCGGCGTGTCGACTGCAGACGCTCGGCAAAGGGCGCTGGATATTCTGTCGTCGGCCACCAGTCAGGAGGACTTTGACGCGAAGCTGGACGTCATGAAGCAGGAGATCCAGGCCGCGATTGATTCGCCGGATGAAGTGAAAGAGATGATCCTGAAGAGTTTCGAAAACTCCAGGAAGCCAAAGCCGGGCTCGCCTGCGGCTGCCGCCGCTGCGGCGACTCCTGGAGCCGGTGCACCGTCTCTCAATGCGAGCGCGGCCCCGGGGGCTCCGGGACCAGGGCAGATCACGCCAGTGACGCCACCATCTCCGCCGCAGACCGTTCCGCCGGGAGGTGCTCCGCCAGGAGCTGCGCCTGCGGGTAAATATGGGCCAGGTGGCATGGGGCTCTGGTGATGGCTACGTGGGCTGAAGTCACTTCGAATCCGAAGTACCAGCAACTTCCGGACGACCAGAAGGAAGCCGCGCGCAACGAGTACTTCGACACGGTTGTGAAACCCAAACTCAAGCCGGATCAGGTCGACGCCGCGCGCTCCGAGTTCGACAAAACCACAAGCCGGGCAGCGAATAAGGCGCCCGCCCCGGGAACCCCGGAGAGAGCGAAAGAAGAGGAGAACGTCGGCCCAGCGGTGGCGCGCATGCTCGCGCAGGAGGTGGGGGACATCACGACCGGGAAGCCTCTCGCAGAGACCGCCTTGCACGTCGCCAGCGGCATTGCGTCTCTTCCGGTGCAAGCCGCTGGGAGCGTGTATGGGCTCGTGACGGCCCCTCCGGGCCTCAAGGCGAAGACAGCGGCGGAGAACGCGGCGGCGGTCGGTGAGGCGATGACATACCAGCCTCGCTCGCTCAGCGGTCAGGCTATGTCGAAGGGCGTCGACACCGTCATGGGCCTGGTCCCCAAAGCCGCCGACTATGTGACCGGTGGGATCGCAGAGAACCCCACCGTCAAGAAGATCTTCGGCAACACCGGGGGCGAAGTGCTCCAGGGTCTGTCCAATTGGTCCATCCAGGCGTTGGCGACTGCTCTGGGACCGAAGGCGATTGGGAAAGTGACCGGGGCAGTCAGGGGCGCGGCTGCCGGGGCTGCCGAGACGGCTGCATCGAGGGCGGCGGCGAACGAGGCGGCCGTTGCCAAGGCGAAAGCGTTCGTCGAGAACAAGTCGGGCGTGAAGTGGGATGACCTGACCGACGATATGAAGGACAAGCTTACCCTGGTCGCCCGCCACTCCCCCGACCTGCTGGAGCAGGTGAAGCCCTCATCTGTGGCCAGGGAGTCCCGTCTGCAGCAACTCAAGGTGCCCGCAACCAAGGGAGACATCGAGCGGAACGTTGCGCAGAAAACCCACGAAGAGACGCTCAGCAAGGGGCCGCAAGGCGAGCCGATTCAGAACATTCGGGCGGCACAGGATGTCCGGTTGCATCAATTGGTGGATGAATCCCGTAAGCAAACAGGCGCCAGGGCGGAGACCCGGCGGCAGGTCGGGGAGAGCGTGGAGGGCGCGCTCCGCGGCGCCAGGGAGGAGCATCCGCAGAAGTGGGGCGTGTCGGAAATCGCTAAGGGGTTGAAGTCCACCGCGAAGCAGGTTTGGTCGAAGGCCAATTACAATCGTCTGTACAACATCGCCCGCAAGACAGAGCCCGAAGCCAGCGTATCAGCGAAGCCATTGGTTGACATGCTTGAGAAGGAAGGCGGCCCAAGAAATCCAGACATTCAACATCTCGGATGGCTTCAGTCGTGGTTGAACAAGGCGAGAATTGTCGAAGAAGCTCCGAAAGACGAAGGGCCGCAGCTTGTCGATGCGAAAGGCAAGCCGTTCAAAGAGGCGCCTGAAGGTCCGCAAATCCGCAACGTCAAGCTCGAAGAACTGCAGGATCTGCGGACAAGGGCCTCTGAGATTGCAAGAACCCCCACCAAGGATGCGTATTACGCCGGCAAGGTGGTAGAGGCGATCGATGCGGCCATGGAGAAGACTCCTGCCGCGGCCAAGGCATGGAAGGCAGCGCAACAAGCGTTCAAGGATCACAAGATCGAGTTCGAGGATCAACGGCTTGTGCGAGATCTGTCGGAGATGGATTCGCGCACCGATCCTAAGACGGCGCTCGAAGAGACTGGGAAGGCCGTGCGGGATGCCTCGGCCGATGAGATCAGGGGTCTCAGAAGGACGCTGACTGAAGGCGGCACGGCCAAAACACGGAATGCCGGCCGGCAGGCATGGCGGGATATCCGTGGATCTGTGATCGATTATCTGCGGGAGCAGGCGAACAAGAAAGAGAACGTGGGGGCGGAGGATCAGCAGGAGTTCACGGCTGGGTTTGCCCACGCCGTGCTGGAGTTGGATCGGGACGGAAAGCTTCAAGCCCTGTTTGGCAAGGAGCAGGCGGCACAACTGCGGAAGGTCGCGCAGGCGACGAGAGACGTCCGTACAGGCCCTCGCAAAGGGGTGTCCGGCTCCGACACCGCGGCGAATGAAGAAGCCAAGGCGCAGCGGGAGCAATTGGCATTGCTGGAGAAGCTGGAGAAGGCGCCAGATGTGGGCTACGGGACCGGGATCGTCTCGAAAGGCGCTGGTTTCCTGAAGCGGAGAAGCCAGGCCAAGCAGACGGCGAGAGACGTCGAATCCGCCAAGCGCTCGCGCCTGACAGAGGCGGCCACGGACGCTAAGGCGCGGGCAGAGCGAGCCGAGAAATCTCCCCGTAAAGCACAGAACCGTCGCACCCTGGCGGGCGCCGCAGTCGCATCGACTCATCCGATGACGCTCCAGGAGGCGGAAGCCGTCCGGAACAAGCAAAAGGAAGATGCGCGGCGCGAGGAAGAGAACGACAAACGAGAAGCAGAAGCGCGTCGCAAGACGCGACGAGAAGCGGAAGCCAGCCAGGACTAATCCAACGATGGAACACGAGAGCCGCTACGGCACCACCGTAGCGGAGGGGGAGCCGTGCGCCTATTGATCATCGATCACGATGGGGTGGGGCTGGCTTTCGCCTTGCGCTGTGTCAAAGCAGGTCACGCAGTCCGCTGGTTCATTCGGCCGAAGGAATCGAACAGCCCCACCGTAGGGGATGGGTTCAAGGGCATCGAGAAGATCGACAACTGGATAGGGTCCGTGAAGTGGGCGGATCTCATCTGGTGTTCGAGTAACGATGCCTACCTGCCGAAGCTCGATGCGCTGCGCAAGCAAGGGGTGAAGGTATTCGGTCCCTCGACCGAGTCCGCGGCCCTGGAGATCAAGCGCGCCGAAGGGATGAAGTTCTTCGAGCAGAACAAGATCCAGGTCCCGCACTACGAGCAGTTCAAGTCGCTGAAGGATGCGGAAAGCTACATCCGCAAGAACGAGAAGCGATTCGTCTTCAAGACCCTCGGGGATAACGAGGACAAGAGCCTTTCGTACGTCAGCAAGACGCCGGCCGACATGATCGCGCGCCTGCAGCTCTGGCAGAAGATGGGGCTCAACCCTAAGGGGCCCGTGATGCTCCAGGAGTTCATTCCTGGAGTTGAGTTCGCAGTCTCGGGATGGATGGGCTCGGATGGATTCATCGGCAGGCCGAACGAGAATTTCGAGTTCAAGAAGCTGCTCTCTGGAAATTGCGGACCGAACTGCGGCGAGACCGGCACAGTCATGAAGTACGTGGCCGGGTCCGTCCTGGCCGAGATGGTGTTGTTCCCACTGGAGCCAGCGCTGCGCAAGCTGGGGCACCTCGGGGACATCGACGTCAATTGCATCATTGATGAAGCGGGCCATCCTTGGCCGCTGGAATTCACGGCTCGGTGCGGCTGGCCGGCGTTCAACATCATGCTCGCCGAACACAAGGGCGATCCGGTGCAGTGGATGCTCGATGCCTGCAATGGAAAGGATACCCTCGAAGTCTCACCGCAAGTCGCCTGCGGGATCGTGCTCGCGATCCCGGACTGGCCGTACAGCGAAAAGAAGCCAGAGGAGAAGACCGACATTCCGATCTACGGGGTGACGGACAAGAACCGGCAGTTCATCGCTCCACAGTCGATCAAGCTCACCAAGCAACCCGCCATGGAAGGGGAGAAGGTCGTCGAAAAGGAGATCTGGACCTCAGCGGATGATTACCTCGGGGTCGTCACCGGGATGGGACGAACCGTCAAGCGGGCCTGTGAACGAGCCTACGCCACGGTGAAGCAGCTCCACGTCCCGGATCTCATCTACCGGGATGACATCGGGGAGCGGCTGAAAGAAGAGCTACCCAAGCTGCACAAACACGGATTCGCCACGGAGTTCGAGTACACGTAGATGGCTACATACTATCTCACGCCGATTTCCTCGATCTTCCAGTTCTTCAGCAATCAGGGGATCGTGCTTGCCGGCGGGCAGGTCTTCACGTACCTGGCCGGCACCACGACTCCACAGACCACGGTCACCGACATCACCGGGAGTGTGAACAACTCGAACCCGATCATTCTCGATACCTCTGGCCGACTCCCCGGGGTCCAGGTTTGGCAGCCCGGCGGTGTCGCACTCAAAGTCGTGGTGCAGGACAAGAACAACAATCCGATTGGCCCGACCTTCGATCAGATCTCCGGCATCAACGATCCTAGCGGCTTGCTCGCGCCCTTCTCCGGCGCCGGCAAGGGTCAGGGTGCGGACCTGGTCGCGAACGCGATGCGCTCGTACGACATCTTCGCTTCCGTGCGGGCCGGGGTCACGCCGGTCCTCCAGCCAGGTCAAACGCTCATCATCGACGTCGAAGGTGGGACTGCGGTCAACGACGGAGTGGGTGGGTTCTTCTACTGGAACGCGACCAGTACGGCCACGGACGACGGGCAGAACGTCCTGCAGGTCACTGGCGCGGCCACGGGGCGATACATCCGCCTCGGGTACATCACCCCGAATGCCATGTACTCGTATGACGTGTTCACCTCGTTGCGCAACGCCGTGGCGCCGATCATGGCGCTGCCCGGGCAGACGCTGATCATTCAGACCGAAGGGGCGGTTACGATCGGGGACAATCTCGGGGGTCACTTCTACTGGTCAGCGGGGAGCGTCGCGGCGGATGACAACGCGAACGTTATCAAGCCGAACTCCATCAGCGGTGCCGGCCGGTACTTGCGCATCTTCGAGCCGGTGTCCCCCGCGCAGGTGACTCTCGCCGCAGTGACTCAGTACTTCGCGCAGAGCCTGACGGCAAACGGGTTCTGCACCATGCCGAACGGCTGCATCCTCATGTGGGGCACGCTGACCAAGACGGCATCGACGCAAGGGACGGCGGTGACTTTCCCGGGATCCCCGCCAGGCTTCCCCCACAACTGTTTCGGCGTGACGTTGTCCAGCAATGGCAGCACGCCCACGGTGGATCGGGGATGGCTGCAGACCGTCAACTCCGTGACGAGTGCCGGATTCACGGTGAGTTCCTGCGACTTCGGCGCCGGAGCGCCGGATGGGACGGTGACGGTGTACTGGATGGCGGTGGGGAACTAGGCCGGGGAGTGTGCCCCGGCCTTGTACTGCCCTAGTCCTAGATCACCTTCGCATCGCGAGCTTGAATTGCTTGCGAGCGGCGTTGTGCGCCTTCAAGTGTCTGATCAGTGGATCGGCGGCGGCCTGGATGGCAGCGATCCCATCGAGGACTGTCGTCTCGAACGTACGCACGGCGCCCTCCAGGCTCGCGGCCAGCCTCGATCCCTCGTCATCGGCCGTGGCGGCGGACTCCGCGGCGAGCGCGATGAGAGCGTCCAGGGCGGCCTGTGGGACGGCTTGAGGCATGAACGCGGGGGCGGACACCTCTGGAGCCGGAGCGGGCTCTGCGGGCTCTGGTGCGGGCTCTGGTGCGACTTGAACGGGGATCGGCGGCGCCGCTAGCTGCGGCTGGGGCACTTCCTCGATCGGGAGATCTGTCTGCTCGGTGGTTTCGGATGGGTGCTTCTTCTCGTGCTTCTTCGCCGCCTGTTTCAGCTTCTTGGTGACGGCGAACTTCCCGCCGCCCAAGCGCTCGATCAGCCCTATGGCCGCGGGATACGTCAGGCCGTTTTCTATTTTTTTCCGATCGTTCGCGAACGCGTCGTAGCCGCTCGCTTTTAGTCGCTCGATGAAGTCCTGCCGCGTGAATGGATTGGGCATCTGCGGCAGCATCTTCATGACAACTTCGTGACGTCCCTGGCCTTTGTAGAGATCGTTAGGATCGATCGGGGGTGTGTCGCTCTTCTTAGAAGCCTCTTCTTCCTGCAGAGCCTGCACGATGCGCTCCTTGTGGGTTTTAATCTCCGATCGAATGTGGTCAGTCATCACTGTGAGCGGGCCGTGGTCGACCATCAACTTGTCGTGCTTGCCCGTGCGCACGCTGTCTTCTAACCAGAGTTTGTAGCCCTTCTCGCGCAGATCCTGGAGGATGGCGGCGCCGCTGCGGGCCAATTGCGCGCCGATGGCTTGTGCGAGGTTAGAATTTTCGCCCTTGGGGACATCCAGATCGGTGTCAGGGCGTTTGTAGAGCGGCTTGCGGTAGTAGATCCCGTTAGCCTTTCCGGTGCGTCGTCCGCTTTGATCGCCGGACAGCACGTCTACGAAGTTGCGTGCTTCGCATGCTCTCCTTGCTGCGTCCTCGGGGGTGTACCCCTGAAATTCTACTGGATACTCATTGTGATTGCGGTCGCGCCCTATCAGGGCGTACGAGTGCATGGGCATGGTTGGCCTTCATGGTGATGGAAGAAACTTCAGGCAGTCGGGTGGTCCACTCCGTTCGTGCTGCGTGCGCGCAGCGATAGGATACGCGAAATCTCGGATCCCATGAAAAGCCTGTTCTTCCCACGCTTGAAAGACTCGATGCGGGAGCCACGAATCAGCTTGAATACGGTGACCCGTTTTACCTTAAGAAGTGCCGCCACCTCTTCGACCGAGTATTCCTTGTCGGCAATCAGGGCAGGAGGCGCCTCGTCGGAGATCGCC